AAAGGTACAAATCAAGTTTCTAGTGCTAAACTAAAATTACTAGCTGACTTTTTAAAAGTACCTGTTCAAAATTTGTATAAACCAATTAAAAGTTATTACAGGGAGATAGAATATGAAAACTCTACTGATGTGGTGTTGGATAATTAGTTGTTTACTTTTGTTTCAAATCTTTTTAACAATCGTATTACATTTAACAAATTAAAGGAGAAGGCATGATAGAAACTAAATTGGAGTATAAGGATAAGACTACTGAGTCTTTGTTCTTTGATCCTGAACCCCACAAGTATTATTGGAATGAACAAGAAGTTCCAAGTGCTACCAATGTCTGTAAGTTATTGACTCCCGCTTCCGCTATTGGCAACTGGAGTACAAAACTTTGTTCTGAAAAATTTAAAGAACTTGTACAAGCTGGTAAGTCTTATGATGAGATACAGATATTAGAAATGGCTGAACTCATTAAGAAAGCACCTAATACTTTTATGCAACAAGCTGGTACGGCTGGTTCTTATGTACATGATGCGATTGAAAAATATATTCATCACAAAGAAGAACCTAACTTTACCAATGAAGGTATGGCTAAATCTTTTACCAAGTTCAAAGAATGGTACAATGAACAACAAGGTTTAGAAATGGTTAATACTGAATCAAGAGTATTATCTCGTAAACATTTCTTTACAGGTACTTATGATGCTTTGTTTAAGAATGGTAAAGGCGAGTATATTATATACGATTGGAAAACGTCATCAGGGATTAGGGACAGTTATTTGATGCAAATTTTTCTCTATTCAATTTGTTTAGAAGAACAATTTGATTTTAAAATATCTAAAGGTGTTATAGTCAATGCCACTAAGGACGGCAAATTGAATATTAAAACTTTTGATGTAAACGAAGAAATGCAACAGGTTGCTTTAGCCTGTCTAAAAGTATTTCAATTCTTGAATCCAAAATTTAAACCAAAACAAGGAGAAAAATAATGCCACATATATTAGGCACAGTAAAAGCTGTTTATGATAATAGACTTAGAAATGGACAGCCAAATAAATACCCTAACTTTAAAATAGTTGTAGATGATGTAGAAGCTACATTATGGTCTGCAATTACACCTGTATGTAAACAAGGTGATAAAGTTAGTATGCACTATGGTGTATCTAAAAAATCAGGTGCTAACTTTGTATCAGTTGATGAGGACAAAAATCCTAAGATACAAGTTATGCCAGATGGTATGGACGATCCACTACCCCAATCAGAAAGAGAATGGCTAAATGCACCAGCAGAACAGCCAACTGATTTTAGTCCAGTTAAATATGAAAAGGATAATACCCGAGATACTAAAGGAATGACAATCTGGGTACAGGGTATGTTACAAGCTGGAATCCGTGCTGGTAACTTTAAGGTAGATGAAATTAATGAGTCCACAATCGCTCATGTAATTGATCTTTACAATAAGGTTACAAAATAATATGAACTCAGTAGTGCCAAGTCTTATCCAACCTCTTTTCGTTTTTTTATCGGTTGGGTCTTCCCCTTTTGATTTGTTAAATGCTTGGCACTACAACCCTTGATTTTAATATGAATGATGATAACAATAATATTATGGTAACTAAACAATATCATTTTAACGCTGATATTACCTTTGAGTGCGAATATCCTGATGTTGAAGCTGCCTATAATGCTGATGCACCTGTCAGCTTTGATAAATATGAGGTAAAAAATATTAGGTTAATTAATAGCCTAATTAAAAAAAAGGAGAAAGCAGATGAACAATCTCTTTCAACTTCAACAGAAAGTAAGTGAGTTATTAACTCAATACGCTAAAGATTCTGAGTGGACTTTAGAGTGCTTACATAAAGAACAAGAGTTAAAAGAAGTTCTTAAAAAGTTGAAGTCAGAAAAACTTAGATACCCAGAATATATCTAAGTTATATTAAACTAAAAAGTGTAGGAAGGACTATGGAATCTTTTGCTCTAAAAAACCCAGAACTAATCAAACAAGAAATGGATAAGTTAGCCGATCAAATGGCTGAAGCTAAATACAATTACAATCTGTTAGACTCAAACACTAAAGTGATATTCTCAAAGCTATGTTTGGAAGCTAAACATAAACATAATTGTTCAATGTCCGAAGCAGAAAAGCATAGTTACGTTCACCCAGATTACTCTAAACATTTAGCTGGACTAGCTACTGCATCATCTGAGTATGATAGGATTAAAGCTAAGTTTAATAACTATGTAGCTTATGTAGAATATATGCGTTCTTACATATCGGCACAAAAACATTTAAACTAATGGATAACAAGTTTCGTGGAGATAAGGATTTAGAATGGATTATAGAATCCCAACAGAATAATATTCTTATCCTAGAAAAACAATTAGAAGAAGCTAGAGAAGAAATAGATAGACTAAAAAAACAAATCGCTTTACTACAAAACAGTATTAGAACATGGAAAAACAAATCTACCCAAAAGGTAAACTAAACATGGAGAACTATAATGATAGAGTTAAAAACTATGATCCAAGATTTGCAGAAAAAAGGTTTGAAGATTATTGCCGTGATAAAGGATATGCTTTCAAAAAACTTCTCCTCAACGCAGATGAAAACTTATTTGAATCACCTATTCCACATTGGACTAGGCTTGGTCTTATGGTTGCTCAGCCTGATTATTTTTGTTACAACAAAGACCGCCAATTTTACGCAGAAATTAAAGCATCTAATAAAATCAAAATTCGTGATATAAAAAAATACTGTGCTTGGGAATCTGTAATGTGTGATCCTAAATACACTCAGTATTATATTTGCTTTTGCTTTAATGATAAAATGGTTATTAAAACAATTAACCAGATCATGGAACTATTACCTAAATCACAAATTAGACAGTATCACGAAGGTAATAAGTATTATGTTCTACCTATTTAATGAACAGTATTAACTATTCTGGGATCGGTTGGTTCGGTAAACTCCATTGGCTCAACTTCGTATTCTATTCCCCAGATTTCATATCTGTCATTACTTTTAAGTCCATTAATGAAGTTTCTAGTAGCTATGAGATCAGTAGTATCTTCCAAACTGAAAGCAGTGAACTCGTTTTCAAAAGTGGACAAGTTTCTATAACTCATCACTACTGTTACTGATACGTAGTTCATTTTTTTCTAAATAGATCAGCAGTAGGCTTTAATCCATAAATACTTCCAAAGATACCAACTGTTAGCCAAACATACCAATCCGGTAGATTGTTAAAATATTCAAAAAATAAATCTAATTTCTCTTTAGCGTCTGGCGTTCCTGAGAATACTGAATAAGCAATTACGATAATCGGTAAAATAACTATTGCGAGGACTACCTCATCTTTCCACCCCTGATTTTGATTATCTATGACTTTGGCTTGATACTCTATCTCTCCACTAGCCATTTTCTGATAGTGTTGCATTTTTGCAACAGATTCTAGTCTATCAGCTTCCTTTTTGTTCTTATAGACTTCTGCACCTGTTTTTACTGCCATTCCTATCAAATTCCACCACATAATTCGTCCTTTGTTCTTTAGGGTTCTAAATCACGTCTAAAATGCCATTTAAACGCTCATAGACCCCCTATTTTTTAACGAAACAGAAAAAAATGAATACTATTTCGTTTTGCCATTCCTGAAATGTAAATAAGGCTTATTTATCTGATTCTATTACAAGTTGTTTTAATAACTCACAATAGTGAATAGCCTTATCAATATCCTCTAACTGTTTATCTAAGCAATCATGCTTTTTATTCCAGCGAGTAATATACTTTACCACGTTGCCTGATAGGTAATCAAGATTGTTTTTATAGATGTATTCTGTTGGCTGTATTTCTAATTGGTAATGACTACCACCAACTTGTTTATCTTTAGGATTCACACTTTCTCATTATGTCTGCAAGTTTTTGGCATCTTTCTTTAGTTTGTTTATACCAACGAGATTGTATCATCTCATCACCAGCAGTTACATAGTCCTTCTCTTTTAATGCTTTAATCATGTTTTTAAATTTATTGACATTACCTATACCTAATTGGAACACCATTTCAATAATAACTTCTCTAGCGGTATCACATATTTCTAGTTCATTGGATTTAATAAAATAGTCTGCTTGATCTACTGCGTTTTGAAAGTCTTGTTCAAACAACTCATCTAAAAATTCTTTTGAGTATTTTTTACCTTCTTCAAACTTATCTTTGTAAGTTACTAAATGACCATAGCCAATAGTCGCTTTACCTAAGCTATCCATATAAACAGTATCTCTAAAGCCTTCATGTAGTTTGATTCTTATTTTTAAGTTCTCTAAACTCATAGTATCTTTCCAATCCATTTACCTTTGTTGTCTAATACCATTGGCATTAACTTTGGTATGCTATCAATAATCATTCCGCAACCCATTACAAACTTTGTTTTAAAGTTCTTGGCATAATGGAAAGCCATATTCTTTTGTTCTATTAGGCAACCTACTTGCATACCCCACAAAAGGTTATCAGGATTTGCCCAGTAATCAATTCTAAATTTACTATGGAAATGACCTTGAACACAATTCATAGAATGGATTTGCGATACTTTAATTACATCTGCACTTTTTCCGTGTGTAAATAAACATCTTTGTTTGTTAGGTAAGGTAAGAACTAAATCATCTACCCACTTCCATTTTTTAACATTTAAAAAATCATTGTACTCTCTTAGAAATCCTCTTGGTATTCCGTGCTTGATACCACGTCTATAAATTAAGCTAGAATGATTAGAGTCTAGTAAAGTCATTTCAGGAAATATGTTTTCTAATTCTTTGATGTATTCTTTAGCAATACTAAGTTCATGTCCGGCAGAAGGTAAGTCTGGGTTTGACTCATGGAATGATAAAGCATGGCAATCAATCTCATCACCAATGTTTATAACAGTATCAGGTTTATATTGTTTCTTAATTTCTTTTAAAAAATCAAAACTATCTTTCCTATGATAGGGAATGTGTAAGTCAGATATGACTAAGATGCGTTTATGTTTAGACATAAATTATCTTGTAAATAAATTATATACTCCAGCAGCTATTGAACCTAGAAACAGTAATATCCATGCAGCACCTTTACCAAAAGAAACAGTTTTATTGAGTTGTTTAACTTCTTCTTTTAGTTCTTTGATCTCTCTTGCGATAGTATCAATTTTTACATCTGTTGCTGTTTTTTGTTTTCTAGCCATGTTTCCTATTACGAGTATTTGACTTTTATGTCAAACCTTGCCTTGTCCTCTATATTTTTTCCACGATCTACGTTTAGATTTATTCATAGTAGATGTGATGGGTTTACGTCCTATTGATGTGCCTTTATGTGTTTTAGTATAAGTTATAGTCTGTCCAAAGACATTTCCTTTTTTCTTACTCATTATAATGTGTATCTAAAAGGGTTAGCTTCTATTTGAGGATTAGGATTTGCCGGTGATGGTCTTGGTTTACACTTGCATTGATCTCGTAAACAGCATTTTAGCTTTGACCACAATTTATATATACAACTCATTTGTTATTAATATAATTATAAACTCGTCCAATATCTTTATTAATACCGAACAGTTCACCTTTAATATAAGAATTGCTTTCTTTCAAGTCTACGATTGAAACTAATGTCCAAGTAGATAGTCCTAATAAAATCGTTCCTAAAATTCCTAGTATGTATTTTATGTCTAGCTTCATGTATAATCCTTGTCATCTCTAACAACGCAATTACTAAAATCATCTTTGTTTGGCATAAGATGTTTATTAAATGCTCTAGTATCAACTTTTTTGACATAAACAATACGCCAAAGTTTGTTTTCTAAACGTGAAATGTAAGGGAGTAATATCTTACAAATCCACTTCTTCATTAGATGCCTTTTAATTTAGGATTAATGATATTGTCTTTTGCACGTGGACGTGATTGTCTTTGTTTAGCTGAATATGAATT